ACTAAATCCATACGCTTATATAAATCAGAAAAACTTAACATATAATTATTTATATAATCTATCTTTTTTTATAAGGTATAAGTAGTATTTTATAGAGGTTATAATATAATAGTATATATATGTGTGGAATATCTGGAACAAACAATCTAAGTAAATTAGAAGTCTTATATCAAGCTAATGTGGAGAGAGGTAACTTCGCAAGTGGCTTAATTTGTCTTAAAGAAGGTAATAGTCAAACAATAATTAAACAACCTGGTTGTATTAATTTCGATAAATTACAATTGAGTGATAAATGTGATTATTATATTAGTCATAATCAATCACCTACCTCTGCAAATCGTGAATTTAAGATGGAACATACTCATCCTTTTGAAGCGTTATCGTGGGCTGTTGTACATAATGGTGTAATTTCTAATTGGAAAGAGCTTAAAGAAAAATATATTCCACGAAGTACTAATACAGTAGATACATCAATTATTTCTGGATTACTTCAACACTTTACTGAACAAACTGACGGTTATTTTTATGCACCTCTAATTATACGTAAAGTATTAGAGTTACTTGAAGGTACTTTTGCTCTCGCTATAGTAGATACAGATGCAAATGATGTATATATTGCTAGACAAGGATCTATTCTACATTATAATGATAAATGTGACTTCTCTACAATAAAGGGGAAAGGCTTCGAACTACTACCTGAAGGTCAAATTATGATGCTCCGAGATTTTGAAGGTTGGGAGCCAATTGAAGAATTTAAAACCAAATCACCATTTCTTTTTGTATGAGTAGTTTCTTATTTTCCGCAACTAAAGGTAAAAAAGAAGATACACTTCTTTACAATCACCGCAAAGCCTCTTTCTTTTTTAAAGAGGATAATACTGATGCATTAGCTGTAGTATATAATAAAGCTATAGATTTTGCTATTCAAGAAAATGTTGATTATTTAGTATTATGTCATGATGATGTTATTATTGAATCTGCTGATTTTGAAGACCGATTAATAAACCTACATAAGAAATACGACGTCTTAGGAGTAGCTGGTACAACTGAATGTAAATTACAGAAACCAGCTCTATGGCACTTATTAGGTGGTGGTAGAGAGTCATTAAAAAACTGCAGAGGTGCTGTAGCACACGGTGATGCTAACTCAAAACGTATGACTAGTTTTGGAGAATATCCTGCACGAGTATTATTACTCGACGGTGTATTTTTATCTATTAAGAAAGAAGTATTTACTAAGGTGAGATTTGATGAATCTTGTCCATCTAAGTTTCATTTTTATGATCTAAATTACAGCCTAGAATGTAATAAAGCAAAGTTTAAACTTGGCGTTAGTGATATTTTAATTACTCATAAATCACCTGGTCTTGCAGAAATTACTAATGAGTTTAATTTAGGTCAAGATTGGTTTCTTAATAAATGGCAGCCTAATAATACAAAATAAAGACTAAACGAACACTGGTATAATATAATATGGTCAAACTGGATTTAGACTTTTTTGAAAACGTCATTATTTATAAATCTCTAACAGATGCTGGATATTTAGCTTCTATTCTTGACTTTGTAAATCCTGAATACTTTAAGTCAACAAATATTGCTGATGTTTTTAATATCATTAAAGAGTTTTATGTAAAGAGACAGAAAATTCCTAATATTACAGAAATCAAATCATATTTAGTAACTGAAGAATTAAAAACTGCTTTTAAAAATATTGTATATTCATTTAGTGAAATAGATAAAAATCTAAATAAAGATGAGTTGTATTATAATACAGAGAGATTTCTTAAAGAGAAAGCTGTATATCATACTATGCTTAATATCGCTACTGATATTGCTAAAGGTAATGTTGATACTACAGTAGCATTAGATAAGTTTGAAAAAGCATGTAATATCAGTCTAATAACGGATAAAGGTATTGATCTATATAATAATATCGAAGCTATTATTGAAGACTTAAGTACTGTTAATGGAACTATACCTTCTACATGGGAATGGCTTGATGAAACTCTAGGAGGAGGGTTTCTTGAGCAAGGTAAAGCTCTTTATGTATTTGCTGGTGAGACGAATATTGGTAAGTCTATCTTTCTAGGTAATATAGCTACTAATATTGCAAATCAGAATAAGAACGTTTTGCTAATTACTCTAGAGATGTCTGAACTTCTCTATGCTAAACGTTTATGTTCGAATATCTCAAAGATACCTCTTAAAGATCTTGCAAATAATCCGCATGCTTTACGTACTGCTATTAAAGAAAATAAAGAGAAGACTAATGGTACTATATTAATTAAGGAATTTCCTCCTGCTACCATTACTGCTAATCAAATTAGTGCATTCGTAAAGAAGATTACTGATACGGGTTGTAGAATAGATGCTATTGTATTAGATTACTTAAATCTTCTTCATACTACTGTAGGTAATAACTCATATGAGAGAATTAAGCATATTACAGAGCAAATTCGAGCGTTAAGTTACGTTTTTAACTGTCCTATTATTTCAGCTACTCAGCTAGGGAGAACTGCTTTCGGTCAAGCAGATCCAGGTATGGAGACTATTTCTGAGTCGATTGGATTAGCTGCGACTGCTGACGTTATTGTATCGATCTTTCAAAATCCCGAAGATCAAGAGTTAGGTGTTATTCGGTTAGGTATGATGAAGAATCGATATGGTTCAAGAGGTCATACTCAACCCATGCGAATTGATTATACTACTCTTACGGTAACGCAAGCAGACGATCTAGTTAGCCTTGATGACGAAGATGATACATATAATGCTTTATCCGCCTTCGCTCGTTGATAATTAATATATGATTGCTAAATAATATTAATGAAAATATGTATATGGACTGATAACGATCTCGACGGAGCGTGTAGTGCTCTATTACTGAAAAAGATATACGAGTCAGCATATAAAGATTGTTTTATTGAAATAAAGGAAATTAATGATAGTCTCTTTGAAAGAGAATTTGAAAAATGGACAATAGCGCAATCAAAAATTGATCTAAAAGAAACTTTTAATAGAATCTTTATTGTTGATCATCATATTCCTGATTCTATACTTAACTTAGTAGATCAATATAACGTAAGAATTATCGACCATCACAAATCTCATTTCGATATTAAAGATAGATACAAACAAGCTAAAGCTATTATTGATATAGACACCTCTTCAGTGGCTGTTATACGAAGAGTTTATCAAATTGAATCAGCAACAGAAACAAAGAGCTTTATTACCCCTGAATTTTTAGATTTACTAGATGCTGTTAACGATTATGACTGCTATAAATTAAAGCATAAGGATTCTTTAAGTTTAAATGCTATTTATGGATCATATAAAACTCCGAGAGTAAATTCTTTCATTACTAACTTTGAGAATGGATTAAGACCTTTTACTATTCTCGAGAAGAACATTATTAAGTTATATTTTAATAAACTTAAAGATCAACTACAGTCCTCAGAGTACTTTAAAGGTAACATAAAGAACTATAGTGTTATAGGTTGTTTTGCTACTCATGCTATTAATGAAGTAGCGCACTTTACTTTAAAGAAATATAAAACTGATATTGTAATTGTAATTAATCCTAATACAAAAAATGTGTCTTTTCGACGATCACGCGACAGTGATGTAAAGTTAAATATTATTGCAGAAAAACTCTGTGATGGTGGTGGTCATGAAGCTGCTGCTGGTGGTAAAATAACTGATACATTCCTTAAATTTACAACCACGTTAATATCATGCTGATTATCAACCAAGCAGAGCAGCCATCTCAGAATATAATTCAAGATGAAACAGAACATCTTCTATTATCTTTCTGCACCTTATGTAGTTTAATAAAAAATAAGAAATTAAGCATACAAAACATTTTTTTAATCGTTTTACAAGAAGAACGCTTGCGTAATATTTTAAAGGAGCTATTATGTATAGATACTAATTATGAATTAGTTATGTTATTTATAAAGTACGATCCTTTAATTTCTGTTAGTAAGTATGTAACTAGATTCTTGAATGTGAATACAAATCTTAAACTATGATTAGCGAAAAGCAAAAATTAATATATAATTTCTTTCAAACAGCTTCCCGTAAAAGTCAAAACAAACCATATAGACTGAGAGAAGACTTTACAAAAATAGACGACACTACTCTTTTATGTCTTCAAAAATTAGAGTCTTTTTTTAATTCAAATCATAATATTAATTATACAGATTTTTTTATCGCACCGTATAAAATATTCACTGATACAGCATACTTCGACATTAAATTTTATGTAACACGTAAGGCGATTATATGCTATACAGAATACAAAAAGAAAAAAGAAGTTGAGAACCCTGATAATATAGATGTGATAAATAACTGCAAAGATGTTTGCTCTTTTATTTATAAATTCTGTAAACTTAATAACTTGTCTCTTAATGATTACAAAACACGATATAATGGCTCAACTCCTTTAGTTATACAACATTTAAAAGATCATAAAATTAACTTTTATGTACTTCAAGGATTAGCAATTGATAGTATTATCAATAAATATGATAAAAGTATAACTAATTTTATTATTAACGATTTTTTTACTACTTACAATACTACTCGCTCTTTATTTATTAAATCAAATAACCTAAAAACAATCGTTCGAACAGCACTTCAAATAGTAGAAAAGAAACTATTGAAAAGCGAATGAACTGCTATATAATTTATATATATCAATTGATATATTAAAACCAAAAAACAACAAAAACCAAAAAAACAAAAAACCAATAATATGCTAAACTCAACAATGTTTCAATCAATTAAAGCCGCTCTAAATAAAAATACTGATAAAAGCGGAGGTAGTGGTCTCTATAATGAAATTATGAAAACTGCTGTAGGTAATACCTATACGGTTAGATTACTACCTGATAGTAAGTCTCCTGCTGATACTTTCCTTCACTATTATGTTCATGGGTGGAATTCCTTTGCTACTGGTGCTTATGTTCAAGCTATTAGTCCTCAAACCTTTGGTGAGAGAGATCCAATCTCTGAGGAACGCTTTAGAGCAAAGCGTACTGGTACTGACGACGAAAAGTCAAAAATGGAAGCTGTTCGTCGTTCCGAGAAATGGCTTGTAAATGTATATGTTATTGACGATCCAGCTAATCCTGAAAATAACGGTAAAGTTAAAATTCTTCGATATGGTAAACAACTTCAGAAAATTATCCTTGAAGCAATTGAGGGTGAAGATGCTGAAGAGTATGGTGTAGAGCGAGTGTTTGATCTAGGACCTGAAGGTGTTAATCTGAAGATTAAAGTAGAACAGCAAGGCGATTATCCGTCTTATGTCTCTTCACGCTTTACTGCTGCAGGTAAACTTAAGCTATCGGAAGATGAGCAGCAAAAGATTTATGATAGTGTTAATACTCTTAAAGATGTATTTACTGTTAAATCCTTTGACGAACTTAAACAAATGGTAGACGAGCACGTGTATGTTAAGCTTGATAAACCTGCAGCTCCTGCTGTAGTAGCTCCTACTGTATTTACTAACCCTACTAGTCAATCCACAAGCGACTTTAAGGATCTAAATGAATACAATATTGACGACGATCTCGATAACCTTCTAAAAGACCTCTAATATGACACCAGAAGAAAAACAGACTTTACTCCAGTTTATGGGAGTAACATATGGACAAGCTCTTAAGACTGATCGTGATATTGTTAGTCACGCTGGTAATTTACGACCTGTAAGTGAACAGCTAAAACAACAATTTGAGCAAGTAATGGCTACCCCGACGCAGGCACCTGCTGCGCCGCCGCCTCAATGGATTCCTCCTCAACCTCAGAACATACCTATTGTAGCTGAGGTAGTTGCTGCTCCTCCAATTACTAGTCCTCCACCAGTAGTACCTATTATTACTAGCGACGATAATAAAAAGTTAATTAAGGTTTTAACAAATATACAAGTAGCTTTAGAGAATATCGCTACTATACTTGATAAACAACCATCATCTAATGTCAAAACAGCGAAATCTAAAGCTAAAGAGCAGGGCTGAATTTATAAAGTTTATAGATTCTTTTGCAAAAGTAAATGATTCATTTATTGCAGAAGTAACTACAGATAAAATATCAGTTATCACATCCTCTCCGAATAATACCTTAATATTATTCGGAGAGCGTGAATGCTCTTCAGAGTATAATACTAATCTAAATATACCTGATAGTAAAAAGTTAGTACGAGTTTTAGATACAATTAATTGTGCTGATCTAGAATTTACTCTTAATAATAACAATCTTGAATATAAAGATTCAAATATTAAGTTTAAGTATCATCTTTTTGATGATGGTTTTCTAAGTAAGCCTGCTCTTAGTATAGATAAAATTAAGAACTTTACCTTTGATGTAAGCTTTAAATTGACAAAGCAGCAAATACAAACCATTATAAAGGGAAGTACTTTTGCAACTGAGACTAATAAGGTTTATTTGTATACTGAAGAGGGTCGATTAGTAGCTGAGTTAACTGACAAGGCAAGACATAATACTGACTCTTATGTAATGTCGTTAGGTGAGACTGATATTACTCTTGCTCCGATACCGATTAACTTTGAAAATATTAGACTTCTAACATTGCTTAGTGATGAGGTGTCTGTAAATATTAACACTAAGCATGGTGTTATTATTATTAATACAGCAATTAATACTACCAAATTGTCTTATGTTATCACTTCTCTTACTCAATGAATAAACATACAAAAAATAAACTATCAACACCTAGTTATTTCTTAAAGCGACTTAAAGATAATCAATTTACTACCTTTAAGATATTTCAAAATTATTCTAGTGCTGACCCACGCAAGTGGACGGTGTTAGTAGATCCGGGTGGAGCTTCAATTTATATTACTTGCTATGAAAATAAAAACCATGCTGGTGAAATATTGTTTGAGTTTTCTGATGGTAATCAGCTTTTTAATAGAAATATCTTTATTAAAACTGACTCTATTGAAGTAGTAGTAACCATGTTGCTTGAAGCAGGAGTACAGCAGCGAAAATAATACAAATATATAAAACTGCTACAATATCTTTTTATTGTAGCAGTTTTTTTTGATCAAAAATATGGCAATTAAGATACCTAAAAAAGTAGTACCAACACAAAAAAGCATATTTGCATGTCTACATGGAGATTATGTAGGCGAGATGTTCATATATATAGATAAAAAGGATGATAACTATTTATTTTTATCTATGCCTAAAAATATTAATCGAGCTATTCCAATAAAATCCTTTGATTCCGGAATGAACTTGGGTATACTTGAGTTTGTAGAAGTTACTCTTAAAGAAATTTACGAGGTAGCAAAAGCTCAATATATATACAACGAAACAAATGAAAACATTAGTAATTGACGGTAATAATTTAATTCATCGCACATATTGGATCGCTAAAAATAGATTAACAGAGACACCAGATCTAGTTAATAATTTCCATATCTTTTTAACCTTAAATGCTATCTTTTCATACGCAGGTGCGTATGTGCCAAATGCTATTTACGCTGCCTGGGATGAAAAGCCTGACTATGAGGCTAATGTTCGTAAGACAATGCTTACTGAATATAAAGGTAATCGATCTAATGATATTTCACCTCATCAAAATAATGAGATTATTAAACAGCTGTTTACCTGTCTATCTATTAAGTCTATCTTTCCACGAGAGTTAGAAGCGGATGATGTTATTGCATATATCTGTAAAGAAACTCCTGGTCATAAAAAAATCTTGTCTGTAGATAAGGATTTTCTACAGTTAGTTAATGAAAATATTGTTTGGTTTGATCCTATCCGTAAAGAAGAAATTAATATCCATAACTTCGCAGCAAAGACAGGCTACCCTAATACTAAAGAATGGATGATAGCTAAATGTTTAAGTGGTGATAAGTCAGATAATGTATCAGGAGTGCCTAAGTTTGGTAAAGTTACGATTCAAAAATATCTTAAAGGATCTATTGAACTAAATGAAGAGCAAAAAGAGATCTTTAATCGAAATCAAGAAATCTTCTCGCTATCTAAATACTCTACTATGGAAAGAGAGATGACCTACTATGCAGATCAGCTTAAAGATGTCATTGATCCTGATTGGGATAAATTTATGGATATGTGTAATGAAAGAGAACTATTTAGCATTACAAAAAATAAAACTAAATGGTATAACTTGTTTTTCTTAAAGTCTAAGCTAACATCAATGTTTAGCTAATGTTACCTAAAGATTATGTTATTTTAAAGTTTTATGAGCTTGGTTATTATCCTAAGTATAACAAGTTTAATAATACTTACCAATGCGGTTGTCCGATATGTAGAGAAGGTACATCATCTGGTAAGAAGCGTCGCTGTTATTACCTACCAGAAAAAGATAATATCTTTTGTCATAACTGCGGATGGTCAAGTAAGCCTACTAAATGGATTTGCGAGGCTTCAGGTTGTACGCCTACAGAAGTATATGAAGAAGCTAAAGAGTTTGTACCGACTCTAACTGACGCTCCAACTGCAGTAGTGCAGAAAGTTAAGAGTGGTACATTACCTCAAGATAGTATTAACTTATCAGATAGTAATCAGCTTGAATATTATAAAGATAATGATACTTTACGAGTATGTCTTCAAATTATTAAGCAAAGACGTTTAGATGTAGCTATAAATCGACCTGATAACTTGTATATCTCTTTAACAGACTATACTCATAAAAATAGACTAGTGATACCATTTGTAAATGAGCATAATGACATAGAGTTTTATCAGTCACGTACAATATTATCTTACGATAACAAAAAGAAACCTAAGTATCTATCAAGAATCAATGCTGAGAAGACTTTATTCAATATTAACAAGGTTGATATTAATAGCGACTATGTTTATATCTTTGAAGGTCCTTTAAATGCGTTTTTTACCAAAAATAGCGTAGCTGTTGCAGGTATTACAGAGGGTAAAAACTCTTTTACACCTAGACAACAAGAACAACTCGATACAGTGCTTAAATTACAAAGTAAAATATGGGTTCTTGACTCGCAATGGATAGATAATGCGAGTTTTACTAAATCAAGAGTATTACTTGATCAAGGTGAAAGAGTTTTTATTTGGCCTGAAAAAATCGGTAAGAATTTCAAGGACTTTAACGATATAGCCATTCGAGGAAAGTTAAATGAAATAAAAGAGGAATTTATACAAAAAAATTCCTACAGTGGTATTGTAGGAATTTTAAAATTAACTGAAATTGCTAAATTTAGAGGTTTAACTACCGCTAAATACCTTGCAACTGAGTACTAGAAGGTGCGATGTCGATCTGCGCGATAAGAAAATTCCTAAAACCTGCTAACTCTCCGGCTAAAGCTGTAATGTCTGACGCTGATTTAGTCTTCACTACATCCATAATAGTTTTAGGTTCTGCTCGTCCTAATATTTTTATAAGAGAGTTTGGATTCGATGGTCCGTTTAAATATTCAACAAATCTTCCACACTCCGCTGCCCATTCTTCCATCTGAGTAATCATTTCTACCGTTTGTGCTGCTGATGCTTGTGCAGCTTGTCGAGTTAAATCTGCAACTTCATTATTACCAGGTACGGTATTAACATCAAAATCAGTTGGATTTGTATTTTTATCTAAAGAAGCTTCCATAGCCTCGCGCTCATTGTCTTGCTCTATGATATGCTGGAAAAATCTATTTTGAAACTTATTCATATGAATATTTATTCTTAAGATAAATAATTATGTGAATATTTCTCAAAATCCGTATAGTATATCTAAATCAAATAATCCTATTTTTAAACAGGATATTTCTCCAGGCAGTTACAAGATTATACAAGATGAAGAGAATAATAGTAAAGCTCCAAAAACGTTACCTGAACCACTACCAAAACTTACAGACATATTAGGTAGTATATATGTATCTATGATACAGGCAAAAGGTATAGTCGATCAAACCGCTAATAATGTTACCGCAAATTCTGAAAAACTAGACATTATAAAGAGTAAAATTGATAATATAAATAAAGAGATAGTTGATTTATCCTATCATCTATCTATAATGTCATTATAATGACTTTTATTCTTAAATCTCTACTAATCACCGCTTGCGTCAGTACAGCCGCTGGCTTTGCACTTCGAACCATTTTAGGGTTTACAGAAATATTTTTATTAGCTACTATTGTACAGTTTCTTATCTTCTATTACATTAATTTATTTTTTAATAAAACAACGTTAGCTGAATCTCTAACAGCTAACGTAAATGAACTAACTACTAATCTGGATACTTTAGTAGCTAGGCAAGAAGTTCAGATTGATTGCCCTTGTGGTAATAATACAATACCTATTGTGCTCTTTATGGATGAAGAGTTAATAGTTAATTGTAGTAAATGTAACAATAAACTTAAAGTTACTCCAGAAGTCAGTATAGTCTTAGTAACAGAGCCAATCAATCTCGAGAATATAGAGCCTATATTTGATAAACTAAAACGAACTAACGTATAATATCTATATGAAACAGTTTAGTTTTGATTTAAAAGATGGTACTACAAAGACAATGCAATTCGATGAATTTGTTCGGTGGATGTGTTTAGTAGAGGGGTTAGATGTTATTTCTAGAGCATGTGAAGAGCGGAATATTAAAGCTAGTAATGATAATTGGATTAAACCTCTTGCAATTCAAAACTATATTGATGAACGTTTCCATTCTATGAAACATGACTTAACTGTTGAAACTTTACTCGGAAATATTTAAGACTGATATGAAATTTGTTACTATTACTGATGACAATCAGTGGCGTTATAGTTTAGTTAATATTTTTGCCTTGTATGCCTTAAAATTAAAGTATACTTTCTACATATATACAACAACTCAGTATGCAAAAGAGTGTATATTAGATACTCTGAGTAAGTTTCCTCAATTATTTAACTTTTTTGGTCAAGTACATGTAAATGTAATACCTAGCTTTAGTGAAACTTTTAATATTGATGTAGCAGGAACTAATCATGAATGGATTAGTCTCGCTACTTTAGATCGATTAGTAATACCTACCCTAGAGCGACATAAAAATGATCGACTTGTATGGTTAGATGTAGATACATTAATTTTTAATTCTGATATTAGTAATTTATACTCTAATATTACGACATCTAATAAAGGAATTGCAGCTGTTTCTACAGATGTGCTTTTATATAAGCATATTTTAAATTTTAGTAATTCTCCTAACCTGTTAAGTCTTGCAAATGCAAATAAAAGTACATTTAATGCTGGTGTTTGTGTATATGATGTATATAAATTTAATATACAAGAATATGCTCATTTTATAAGAGATATATTCGAGCGAAATAATGGCGAGTATACCAATGACGAGATTATTTTAAATTTATACGATCAAGAGTATCAATCTATTCCTGGGAAATATAACTGTCAACCGTACGTTAAATATATTCCATCACAACAATCTATTATTCACTTTACAGGAGCTGAGTATAAGCCGTGGAATAAAAACATATACACTTCAGGCGTGTATCTTAAATATTATAAGCTCTGGGAATATTACTTTGCTTGTTTATTTGCTTAAGCTTCAGACCAACTATAATTTATATAGTAAGTAAAAAAGTTTGCGTAACTTGAACTTACTGTATAGATATCAGTTGGTTCACAACACTCGCAGTTAATATTGAGTGAGGTAAAATTAGCAGTAGGTGTACGATATAATACAAGCGGAAATTTTAATCTTGATATAAAGAATTTACTCGCTTTATCTACTGTATCATCCCGTGTTAATAACAAAGAATTAATATCTTTATAAATACCGAGTGGAGTAGAGGATATATTATAAAAAGCTGTTGATACTGTATATGTACGAGTGGTATTATTAATAGAACCGCCTAATTCTGTAGAACTAAAAGTAGAATATGGCTTATTTATTATGCCGTAAACTACAGGGTTAGGATAATTACGACCAAACTGTGGAAGCTTTTCATTATTTTTACTAAGAATTATTTTACTGCCAGATTTATATGTTCTATCATCATAAGGTACTTGATATACTTGACTTGTAATAGGTACATAGTATGTGTAATTATCTAATGTATCAAATTGTAAAGATGTTTTACTGCTTGTATTCCAATTTAATTTAAGTCTGTATATAAATTCCAGACTATCGTTTTTACTTAATAAAATAGGTTCAGCAAATACATTCCTTGCAAAAGAACTAGAATTTATAGTACTCTTTATACCAAATTCATTTAATTCTAAATCTGCAGCTGCTGGTATAGTACTATATACATTGTAATGTATGACTGTGCTTAAATTTTCGTAATAGGTATTCGCTGTAGTCCGTTGAACATTAATAAAGTTACTATCAGATTGCGGTGTAATAATACCAGAAAGCTTATATCCTAAGGACCCTTGTAAATCAGTACTTGTTCCGAAATCTACATAGCCTAATAGATCAGTAATATTGTTGTTATATAAAGAAACTAATCCTCCAGAAAGGATAGTATTCCTACTCCATTCACTTTCAAATTTTATAGCATTGTTATTGGTAATTTTTACCTTATACTCTCCTACTAATCCTATGTTAAAGTCTAATTTATTCATTTGCGTATGTAATAGCGAAAGTTGTTAATAAGGTAGACGCACTTGAATATGTACCTACTGGTCTGATATTATTATTACTATAATATATACCTGAGTTGGTTACTAATTGCCACTTACTACTTACATCAAAACTAGTTAGTGATAACAGTAACGAATTATCTGCAGACGCATAATTGAAATAATCCGTTCTATATAGAGAGGTACTCGTACAAGGTCCTGTTATATTTAATTTATATCCGAAATTAAAGTAGTCATAAGATGTAGCAGATATAGACATATTTGCATTTAACCCATAACCGCCATTTTTAGCGTATTTAAGATGCAGAGAAATATCAGCAGTATCAATTGATTGTTCAATATTGTCACTATTAATTACGACGCTAGGATCTACGAGTAATAATTTAGGTAAAGCAGCTGGCGTTACTAGTATTGGATCAACATATGGACATCCTGAGATTAAACAAGCAGTAGTATTTAAAGCAAAGGTTGTTAACTGTTGAAATGCATTACCATACTGTAGTGTAGGACTCTCAGATTTACCTTCTACCGTTAGATTACTAAAAAAGACTCTAGGTACACTAGGACTACTAGAGACCTGCGTAGCGAAGGTTATTCCGGGTCTTATCCTACTGCTAGGGGCAATTGTAAATGCAACATCTTGCGTTATAATATTTATAAAATCTTCGTCAGCAGAATATCGATAATCTACATATAGTGTTCTACCAACGTTACCTAATCTTGCTCTGATTGTTTTTTTAGTACTATCTAAAACGTTAAAATTATAAGCTGATAATGCACGATTAACATTGTATTCATTATACTTATAATACGGAGCTGCTCCTCTTATAGAGACGGAATTATTAATACGTTGATTGTCTGAAACTCCATCACGTAATACAGTCGAGCTAGAAGTAGCCGATACAGCAAAACTACCTGTACTATCAAAACCTACACCTATTAAAGCGCCAGAAAGCCCTGCACTTAATGACGAAGCAATCGTCCAGGTTGTATTTTTAGCTGATAATCCTGAATATCCTAGATCTATTGTGCTATTACCGCCTTGATACGATGAAAGAGGTAAATTATAAGAATCTTGTAAAAATACACAAAATCCTAAATTAGAATTTGCTGCTAAATTTGTGACATAGTAATCAAATGACCAGACGATATCAGAATACGGTGTAAAGTCTTTTTCAAAAAATTGAATAACTTTCGTATTAGAATTACTAATCGGATGCTCCATATATCATATTTAATTTAAGAATCTTTTATAAACACGCATGTAACAGTATTAGATTCAGGAAAGCTGCTAGAGTGAACTAATTTGTAGTTAAGTTTTTTATATTCCTTAACTAAAGTCTTAAATAACTCAACTTTTAAATTAATTACAATACTACCTCGCTTTGGATCCACAATAAGAGAGTCAGTAAATTCTTCTCCCAATGCTACTACGCGACTTTTAATAACCACATAGTTATTTATAAAGATATCTCTGTTATAGCTTCTTCTAGTTTTTTTATGATTTTTTGAACTTCTTGTAATTTCTCATAATCTTTAACTTGGAAGGTACAGGTTAATAAACAGTCGTGAATAAGGATAATATCCTCAAGATTAATACTCTCTATTGTTACTTCGTTCATAGTGTATATCCTACGATTTTTATTGTTGCATCAAACATATGATTTGCTGGCATTCTAAGAGTAAATATCAAATTATTTGCATTATTTGCAGATAAAGGAATAAATGTCTGTGTTGTAGTAGTTTGATGATCGTAACTTCCTTGAGCTCTACAAGTAGCTAATAGATACTCACTAGAAGTACCTGTTAAACTAGTATTTAAAGCAGCATAAACTGCAGCTAAAGTCTCGGCACCCCATGCATGCTTACTTATAGATGTCTGAATAATTAAATTCTTAGCATTATATGGTACTGATGCTGCAGGAGCAACGGCGGATCCGGTAGCAAGATAAGTGTATGTTGCCATACCGTTTGTTATACCTGTAATATATGGATATGCAGTAACCACTGTACTAAACGAATATAGTGTATTACCTGTTGGACCTACATCTTTTTGATATATAGTTACTGGTGATTTAAAGAATACTATAGGTGATGTATGATTGACAAATTCAGTATTTTGTGGCGCTAATGCTGTTACAGCTCCAGCATTAGTGTACGAACCTGTTATAGTGCCGGTTACCCGACCATATATATCAAACACAAAGTCTTCATCTTTACTCCTAACTATGCCTCCTTCACCTAGAATAGGTAAGCCTACAGCTAAATTACCAGATAAAGTAGATACTGCGGTTCCTGTAAATGGTACACCATTTACAGTTGCTGTTAATCCATTATTAACTGTAAATGTTGACTGTACAATCTTATCAGGCACAGCTTTAATAATATACAACATGCCTGTCGCACTTAAGGTACCAATATTTGTTGTTTTAGCACAAAGGGAGTATACAGTTGAACTACCTGGATCATTTGATACACCATATATTGTCTTATTAATTAAATTAGGTACATTAAAACTTGTAGCACTACCTCCAAATGTTGTTTTAATAACAGCAGATAAGTAAGGATAAGAAGAACCTAATACTAATTGACCGTTACATAGTAACCAACCTGTTGGAGCATTAGCAGCTGATACAAACGGCATTATGGTACCTACTGGTATTTGACCTGCAGTACCAGTAACAAATAATGTTGTATTAACTAATGACGGTTTCCATTGTAAATTACCATTAATATCTGTTGTTAATACTAATTCTGAACCAACTCCTCCAGTTGGCCAGTTATAATCAATCGAATTAATCGATAATCCTGCAGGTAATTTTAAATAAGATGAATCATATGTAGATACACTGTTTGTCTTAATATTAGTAGAGCTGAGAGATATTTTATTGTTAGCATCAAGTTCAAGTGAATTTCCTAAGGCATTTAAAGAGAAGTTACCTGCAGACAGAGTGCCAACACTAATAGTATTATTACTAGATACAACAATACTATTATTAGTAGCAGAATAAACTCCTCCAACCTCTTCCCAGTTTGCTAAATTAGAACTATCGCTATATTTTAATCTATATAGCTTACTTGTAGTCGTGGAGTATGCCAAATCTCCACTAACTACATTAGATAATGTTGTGATATCTGCAACTGACCCTTTAAAGAGGTTTCCTACTACATTACCGCCTGGATTTTGATTATCACCTACATATAACCGTTCTGTATCAGTAGTATATCCTAATTCACCTTCTGATAATACAACTTGCTGTCTATCTACATCTGATCCTCTACGTACGAGTAGTTTTAACAGAGTATTTTCGAGAATTTCTATTTTTTTCGGCATAAAATTATATATTAATAACTAAAGATAGGTATAGCTACTCTACCCATAGTAGTAGCTAACGTCATAAATCCAGCTGAGCTTAATGTTACAGTTGACCATATTGCTGGATTAGCAGGGTTTGCAGACATTGCAGTTAGTAGTGTTTGATTAGTAAATGTGTCTTGATCAATATATCCGTTAAATAGTGCTGATGTACCTGTATTTTTACCAGATAAATTTTCATACACTACAGAAGAAGTACTTAATATTTGCCCATATGTATTATAAGTTACATTTTCAAATGCAGTTGTACCAGCAGTTGTAATGGATTTTAACTTAACAGCACCTGACACCAGTTCTAAGGACGTATTATCTACAGACTGCAATGTAGATATAAGTTGATTACTAGCTATTGATAAACCAGCCCCAATACTACCACTACTTAATGAGGTTGTTGTTACAATACCTGGAGGTAAAGCTGTTAATGTAAGTTGATTAGATCCATTATAACCAAACATAGAAGGATCTTCGTTAACATTTATAACACTGCCGCTACCTCCTTCTAAACCTTTACCTAAAACTGAACTCGATATATTACCAGCATTTAAAACTCCAACTGCTAATTTATAATTATTATAAGCATTTAATACAATAGTACTGTTATCAACATCTGCAGATAGACCATTATTCGTAGTAGCAACTAGACCTCCACGATAATATGCTGCTGTACTATCAAATTTAATGCCAGTTATGCCATTATTCTTAATAATTAACTCATTATTAGTATTATATTGTAAGGTTAAATTATCAGGTGAAGGGCTTAACAAAGTCCATGAGCCGGTCTGAGTATAATCTGAGCTTGTAAGCTGATATAATAACCTTTGATCTTTAACTATGTCCCCCACTACAGCAGTTGAACGAGTTAACCTGTAATTAGTAGTTGTTCCGGGCGGATGTGCAATATTACCTACTGCTGTTCCTCCTAAAATTACGCCATCACCGACAAATACCCGCTTTGTATCCGTTGCATATCCTAATTCTCCTTGCTCTAATATAACACTCTGGCGTTGCGCATTAGAACCACGTCTTATTTTTAACTTTACAATCGTTATATCAGGCATATATTTATTATTTATTGTAAGATGCTAATACACCCATCCTTCTAATGTAACGTATAAAGAAGCTCCATTAAAATTGCCTTGAGTGGATCCGTCTAGCTTCGTCACTTTAAATTGAAAATAAGATGAAGCTAATACAGGTATTGGATCATTAGTTAAAGGTAATATACAAAATTGTTGGTTTGAATCAACCATTGTATCAACTCCAAGGTCATTCCGATCCTCTCTTACTCGACCATAAGCTATCCATTTACCATCTAAATACACATCAATCGTAAAATCAGCAGCTCTCGACTCTAATATAAGGTTTGTTTTAATAATAGCGTATCGAGGTGGAGGTACAGCTGTATTAAGTCCGCCCCAATTAAATGCATCAGTTATAAAGTATGTTCCTCCTTGATTGAGACCGTTTAAAATAGTATTAATGGACGGATTATTTTCATAAGTAAATAAAGCCGTAGGAGTAGGTATTAATACTACTGATGGACTTGACTCAATATTAGTTATTAATCCATTTGCTACTGTAATTTTTGGATTTACATAAACACCATCAGGGTAAGAACCGTAAACAGAATTAAATACATTACTAAATCCAGATAAAGCAAGAGTACCGGCACCAGATCGAATTACAATATCGCCATTATTGCCGGTATCTATTCTCGGCATAGTCAAGTCATTAGCAACCAATGAATTACCTTTAACAATAGCGTTACCAGAAAGTACTCCTGTTACACTTACTCCGTTATTTTGTCTACCTAGAGATAAAGCTGATATTTCACCGGAACCGTCATGAATTTTTGTTTGTCCTGTAGCTGATAGAGGTACTCCTCTTGCGTGCAATACCCCTAGATATGTATCACTAATGTTAGTATTGGTAAGTTGCGGTGTGTTAATGGTTGCCATACAGTTATTTAATACATTTAATCTATTACTAATGTACCTGATAATGTGAATATAGGTGTAAGTTTATTGCCGTAATCGGTATTAGTTATATTAACTAATTCATACTGCAACTTATAGATATTTGATAACATACGATTGACTACACCTAATATATTCTTTTCATTTTCATGTATATAATACTGATTTTGTTCTATAATCGGTAAACTACTTAAATCTATATTATAGTTATAATCTGTTAATGTAAATATATTTCGAGAATCATAATAACCGGTAAATCTACCTAATAAGTTGTTTTGAATTGTTAGTAAATCACTAACAATTTTATAAACTTCTTTATTTATTGTAGATGCTTGGATATATTCATGCGGTGAGAGCGAAAAATTATTAATTCCATAATTTACATAATTCTCAGCTTTTGTTACTCGTTTAAATATATAAGGTTCATCAAAAATGTAAATTCTAGACGGAGTAAGCAAGATTACGTTGTCATAGCTTGATGATGTCTCCATAATATTAAGACTCTTAAAACTATTACTCAAAAATGCTGAATCCTCTACTACTCCACCTGGTGATAATTTATTCCATAAAAAATTAGCATTTTTAAATGGTATTTCAACATAATTCCATATATTAGTGGTTTCAGTAGTATCACCATCTTCTATAAACAGACGTTTAGCTTGATATCTACCTACAATTTTATCGGGTCGATTCTTTAAATGCTGATAAACATTAAAGTTAGTACAAATATGCCAATAGTTGTTATTACTGTTAGAGAAAGATATGTTATTAACTTTTTCACCCTGTGTTAGCTTTTCATCCAACACATATGTTTCCTGTAACTTATACTCACTATTATAAATATAGACTTTTAATGTATCTTTATAATATGTTAACACATAAAGTCTATTTTCTAACTTATCATACTCCGCTGCTGCTAAAGGTTCACTCTTAAATCGTGGACCAGCTATCCGTAATTTATAATTAAACTCAGTACTAAATACTTTACATACATAGTTACCAGAATCATACACTAGTAGATCACTATTATTACAACATACAAAAGTAGGTGCATTAAATCTTGAAGGATCTGTACTACTACCTGTTCCGCCTATTAATTCTATTAAGTTACGCTTATTAGCTAATACTCTATCGTTAGTATAGTATCCAGCAACCTCATATTTGATAATTACATTATTAACTGAGTCTGATATAAATATGTGAGTATCATTTAAGCATATATTTTCTAGCTTTCCAAATGTTAACTCGTTTTCTACTGTCTCTATTTTATTTGATATCTCTATATAGTTTGTTTCAATACCATTAGTAGATAAGCTTACAAAACTACTACTTGTTATACCAAATATAGTAAAGTTATCTATATTGTCTTCGTACTGCTTTGATACACAATGTACAATATTACCAAGATCTATAAAATTAGGATTATTATTAAACCGAATTGTCTCATTATAGTTATCATACAGATCTAACCTTGTCGCAGACAGCTGACTATCACCTATTCCTGATAGTCCGATGAATCTGACATTACTAGAAGAAGGTAAATCGTTGTTGGGAATAAACATTCTAGAGTAAACATATGAATTATTTATATGCAACTTCTGCAATTTATTACTAATAAGATTGTAAGTTAGATAATCATTAGCTCCTACACTTATATCATCTAATGTATAAGGTAAGGCAATTGTATCAGATATTAGTCTATCATATGTTAATTCAGATAATAATATATCTGATGCGAATGACTGCTGAACATCAAGCGGATAATTAGTTAGATATGTATGTACATCTCCGTCATTTATCTCCACTTCACCTATATAATTCTCTCCATCTAGTAAAAACTCACCTCCATAAGTGTAGAATTTTTTATATTTAGTATAATTTATCATTTATAATCTACAAAGTTTATGTTGTTTATTGCTACTCCAATAGGTAGTAAAGAAGTTGCTTGTGCTAAAATATTATTTATAATATTATTACGAAAATCAATATTAGTAATATTTAAGTTTTTAATATATATATCAATAAGCTTACTTGAATTCGTTTGTGAGAATTTAAAGAATCTTTCTACCTGCTCGAGATTATTACGTTGACCAGCTGGCATAGATAGTACTAACTGATCAATTTTCTTACCTAATAATGTAAGAGCAGCAACAGTATCATTAGATACTGGACGATTATATATGAATAGATTTTTTATTCTAAAATCTTTAGTAAAGTAATATCCAGGTTGTCTAAGATATGTTGCAAGATCAATCCCGTTAAAGAAGCCTGTTGTACCAATAAATAAATCATCGTTAAATATATTTTGTATTTTATATTTACCTGGTGATACGTTTATTGTTGTGTAACTTGTACCATTTACAAATAACGTAATGTTTCCTTGTAATGAATCAAATCTATATGTTAGAGTATGGTACCCAGTATCAATATTAGACGTATCAAAATTTATACTTGTATCTAATATATCTTCACTTGATAGATAATTAGTTAATGTTAATTCAAAGCTAATATTTTTAGGCTTGTATATATTATTAAAGTAGTTGTAATTAGTTTGAGTATATCTTCTTGCTGTTAAACTATTATATTCACTATACTTGCCTGTTCCGCTTAATTTAGCAAATACTACTGACGCGTTACCAGTAGTATTATACTTAATAACATTTAAATTATTATTAGGATCTGCTACTAAGTTGGTAACGTATGTATTAGTTGATGTGGGTGTATATTCTTTACCAAAGTCAATATTTAAAATCTTACCACCAGCAGATAATACAGGACTATAAGCTGATAGAGCATAAGAAGACACAAACTGTCTTAGCGTAGTATATACACTAATCTTATTATTATGACCTATGTATATATTTTTATTACTATCTATATTAAAGTCAGTAATTCTACTCTGACTAATAAGAAACACCTCAGCTTCATTATTAAGTAAATTATGCTTTATAAGATTAGCGTCACGTACAGTATAAAATATATAATTTGAACCATATCCTTCATACTTTACCCTTTCACCAGGTAAGTATAATAAAGTATCATTATATCTAATTAAGCTCTTTGCATAATCGTAATTTGTATCCCTATAATTGTCAAACGATATGGCATTCGATACGGTAGTTGGTTGTAATGTCTTAAGATCAACCTCTATGCAGCTACCTGAACTCGAAGTTAAGAATGTAATTCTATCTTTTTCTTGTAAATAATTAATATAATTATTAAGATTAGGGATTGTTTCGAATTTTATTTTATTTGCTTGAGCGTTTAACTTATATATTCGACCACCTGTACATATTACAAAAAAGTCTTGTAGAGGTTCATATATAATAATATCTTTTATATCTGAGCTAAATACACTCGTTGTTATTAAAGTATAATCACTATTATATACATATAGCGTATTACCACTATATGTATATATAAACGGTGTTATAATTTGATTGTTTCTAACACCAAATCCAGCGTTTGTTTTATTACCGAGTAGCTGAAATCCGTAGTCTTTATCAGGCTGAATATAAATATCAAACGATATTGTAAATTGATTAGTTTTATTCACCTCTGCTGCAACTAAGTATTTGCTATAATTCGTACCGTCATATATTACTTCAGTACCGGTATACGCTGATTGAACATTGTTTATATCATATATAAACGGGAACCCATTCGCAATAGGATTACTATTATTAATTAAATTATTAACATCTGCTTCTCCTAAACGTTCGTATTTATATGAAACATTAGGTTCTATAGCTAAAGAGCTTTTATAATCTATTATAGGAGTATCTACATTGGCACTCTCATCATAATATCTGTCTACCCATATACCGTATGATCCAGGATTTTCTGCTGATAACCAAGTACACATATATCTACCATTATTATTCTGTGTAGTATACTTTTGATTTACATAAATCTTATCTGAAACAAGCGGTGATGTACCTCCTAAACTCCCATTTTGCACAAAATCTGTGTCATTTATATTAACCTTATCGTAAGGATATATACTTGATGGTGCTTTAAAAAATGTATCTGTACCATTTTGTATTATTATATCTTTATTATAGAAAACATAATTTAATGCTATCTTGCTATTTCCACCTTCTTGATCATTACCTGTGAATATACTAGTATATTCCCGAAAATCTACATCAGGGTGATTTACATTACCTATAAGCATGTTTGTACCACTCTTTATATAATTTTTCTCTGATCGCTGATTGTTTAATGTAACATAATTTAAATCAATAGTACTTAAAGAAGTATTGTAATTAGTATGTAGTAAATATTGAGATTTTAAGTCATATACACTCTTTTCCTCATTAGCTATTAAGTCATTTATACGAGTAGTATCATATGTTATCCAGCTTGTGCCTGATTTATATTGTATACTTTTATAGTTATAATCTATTTTAATTAAACTATTAACTCTAGAAATTACTTTACCCTCTTTAACAGTATCAAAAGATAGTTTATCATTATCATATATTAAGACACGTGTATCATTACTACTAATATTTTTATATAGAGTTAAATATCCACTATCGTCTATTTCAAACGTAAACATATCATTTCTTTCATCTGTTATCGTCTGTGGATTACTTTCATAATTATAAAAACAAATACTATTATTAGTGTAATTTAAATAATAATCTGCTATTCCATTATTATGCTTTATTCTTACATATTTACCGTTTATAAACTCTAATTCAAAAATAGCACTATTATCAACAATATTAATAGGTATAGCATATACACCTGCTGGTTTAATATCATCTCTATATGAAGAAGTACTCTGTTTAAAGGTATATAAACACTTGTTAACTTGTAAATCTCTAGATGAATTTAAGCTATCAAAAATTAACGACGTTGTTAAAGTGTTAATTGTATCTTCTTTTGTGAGTATCCTAAAAATATCACTAATATTTTTTTTGCCAGTTAAGTAATGAGATGTATAGTTGTTTATAGAACTATCATAGACACCAGAAAGTGCATCTATCTCTGTGAATTTAAAACCTTCTTCATAAGAAATACTTCTTTGTTTATACGAAAAGAATGGATCGCTATATACAGCAAAAGGCGTATATATAGATGAAACGCTATATTTTTGAAGAGTAGTCACTTTAATTATTTAATAACCAAAACTTAAAACAATAGGTTACTCTATAAATTATAAGATAACGTACTATAGTATTCTAAAATCTATAGCTGTACTGTTCAGTATATTGGACCGATGAAGAAAGTACGAGACGTGCTTTGCGCGCTTGATGGGTTAGCTGGATCGTAAGTTCCACCGTCTATGTAGTCGTAAGGACTAGTAGTTGATCTGGAATAAATATTTCCTCTAGTATAAAAGGAGAAACGACCTCCAAGGCCTCCGAGAGGAAACTGACCCATACCATACATGGATCGGTGGATGCCGTAAGCAGCATCACGCATAAGATAGCAGCAACTACCATCAGTACTAATAGCAGTCAAAGTTGCGCAGCCCTTCCAGTTTAATGTAGGATATGCTAATGCTTCACTACGACCAGCAATCAGAACAACACAACCGTAACCGTATACGTCTGTGTTTGTAGGAGGTTCAGCACCACTCTTTCCATCAAGTTCATAGACTGCGCTACGAGCTCGATCCATTAGAGCGAAACCCTTAACATTAGTCGCGACCACATTACTAGCGCCATCTGTCTCAGGAATGAAAACACCAATTACCGATCCCTCAATATGAATGTCGCTCAAGGTGAGATATCCAGCCGCATAGATAGCTGTGTGCGGATAAGTGCAAATCCATGCTGGTGTTGGATATATCGTTGTTCCAATTACAGTCGTATCGGATCCCCCATTAGCGGGTGAGGTATTCGTACCATACTGAGAGCTAATAGACTTAGCAAGACCTAGATCCGTTGTAACATTACGAACAGTACAGTTGTTCGTCCATTGTGAGAAATACAGCCCATAAAAATCTGTAAATGTGGCACCAGTAATCCAAGATGATGAAATATCTAACCCGTTGACTGTTGCTGCGGCAAACGAGCCTCCAGGTGCTTTGTGTCGACAGAACCCAATACCAAATCCTGAGGCATTGGAAATCTGTACGTCGGTAATGACAGAGCACTCTTCTACTCCAGTCTGTGATGAGATACCTGAGACTCTCTTTAAGCCGTCAGCTCGGTGAGTGTATGAAGCATTGTAACATTCAATCTCCATCCCTTTGACCTTAGTACGGTAGCTACTACTACTACCAAGCCCAGCACCAATCCAAATCATTGCCGCATGGTTTGCAGGATCTCCGGCTGCTCCCCATACTTCGGCCTTAATCCATGTCGGTGTCCATGCAGTGGTTGCTCGTACGAAAGTAAGATTAGATCCTGCTCCCTCTAGTGTAACTGCTGTGCTTGATAAGTCAATAGGAGCAGATACATCGTAAACACGTGCTGCTAACGAGACCTTAAGACCAAATCCACTAGTAGCCAAACGACTAGCTTTTACCGCACAATTGATTGCAATATCGTGATAACCATCAGTAAGACCCCACCACTCAGGAAAGACTGCCGCTTGACCAAAGCTGCCAGAAATTTCTCCTGGTTGAAATCCGGAGAAGATGCAGCGACGATCTGCCACAACTACTCCCATAAGGATAAGACCACCAGAAACTCCCTGTATAAAACGGAAGTTATCCATAACTAAGGTCTTATCGGAGCCCATCGTTAAAACGGTACTTAAAGTAATATCTGCTCGTACGTAGATAATCAAAGCACCAGCCTCTGCAAATGCGGCTTGAAGCTGTGCCTGTGTCTGCACATTGCGTTCATTGTTTCTAGAACCACCTAAGCCTATGGTAGATCTAATCTCCGTGTTATTTGCTGCAGTTACTAGTGCCCAAGCATCAGTAGAGAGTGGTAATGGTGTATTAGCTAATGGCATTGTGTTATAATTTTATTTAGTCGAGAGTATGTATAAGTTATACTGAATGAGTAGGATATACGTAACTATCTTGTGGTGATACTAGGTAGTATGTACTACTCTGATCAACTAACTGATAGTAATCTTCTAATGTCGATGATAGTAAAATACCGACGTATGTTTGTTTATTTAACTTACCTTCAAAGTTAATAAATGTATTACTCGTAGATAGCGGAGATATCTGACTATTAGTTATACTCAATTCACCGATTTCATCATAATACGATGCGTTATATATATTAAGTGGCTGTATAAATAATGTCTTACTGCCGTCTCTAAAGGTAATTAAAAACTGAGCTGTAAGAGGACTGTTAAAGTTTGATGTCTCATTTGAATATATATTTTCATATGTACTCATTATTGTGCCTCCTGCTTTATCAAAGAGAACTTCATTAAAAATACTTTTATTCTTATAATCGTATACTAAATCTTTCTGCACATTGATACTCTCAGTCGAATCACCGTAGTTAATAGTGAGATAAGTAGCGTAATTACGCGATTCATTTATACCAGTAAGTACAAACGTTATTGTAGTCTTACCTTTAACAGAAACGACAGGTAGTATACTCTGCCTATCTCCTGTAGTACTTGTTAAATTGTAATATATACTAATATTTTTCATATTATGATTTGATTTCCGGATAAAGCATATGTACCTAAATTAGATTTTATAGTTGCAAACGTAAAATTAACAAAATCTGACGTCCTTACAGTATTATTATGATCATAATACTTACAATCAATAAACGTAACAACTTTATTTTGATCAATTTTAAAGCTGTAATCAAGTAGATGGAAAAGATTGTTATTATCAATACATATATAAGTTAACTTATATATATCGTTTAGTGAATTATAAGTTAGTATAGGTTTTTGAATTCTTACTATATTAAAGTTTGTTTCACTGTTAAACTCAGAAGATAGAGTAAACGCACTTGATATACTAGGTATTTGAGAAGTGAATGGGAATATTTTCTCAGTAATATTATCAGTAATGTTATATTGATATATATCTGGTATAAAAATTTTATTGTTATTATTATAAATTTTAATACTGTTTTCAACAGTATTTTCTGTTATAAGACCTGATAGAGACTGTATCCTTGGATACATAACACAGAATGTAACTGTTTTATCCTTTTCAATAAACAATCTATTAGAAAACGCCTGTAAAGTAGAGCTTGAGCTAATCGAATATACAAGATTAGAAGTAGATGGTTTTTGAAAACTACCATCTTCATACAGAACTTTATCAAAAACAAGATAATTAGGTGTTTCTATACAGATTGTATTATAATAAATCTCTAAGCTCTTAGCCGCAGTATATACTTCTGTTTTTACTGATGCGCTATACTTACTAAACGTATTAGACAGAGCAGTAGATATAGGTGTAGATAAAGTACTTGTACCTTGTTGTACAAAAATACTACCTTGTAGTCGATCTTTTTCAGCCTGTATCTTTAATTCATTTATACCTGATATAGTAGATAGTATTGTTAACCCATAATCAGGAACAGTGTTAATAAACGGAATTTGATCTCTATAGATATTATCATTTAATATAATCACTTCATCGCTATAATAGCCGCAATTATATTCTTCAACATTAGTGGCAGATAAAACAAGCCGTACATCGTAACCAAAAGATGCAGATAATGTTGTTGATGTGTCTATCACTCGTAACAGAGGATCTAAGCTTATAACTCCACCCTCAGCTAATTCATTATAGTAGTAATTACCAGCATCATAGCTTGAACTACTTGTAAAATAACTATCAGGTAATGCTACATTATCTGCAAATGTAAATTCGCCTGCATCTCTAATTTTTGGTATTATATTTCTTGAACTTTGTAATAATTCTATATATGGTGTAAATTCTCTAAAGAATAGTGTATAATAAGGTGGACTGAAAGATGAATAGCTATTCGAACTTAAACTCCCTATTTCAATTGTATTAGTTGATAGACCGCTTCTAAAAGTGTCACCGACTACAGAAACAGTGCTATAATTAAAATTTACACCTTCTATATCATCTCGAAATACGTGACCGTCAAGTAGTAAACTTTTAATAGCTTCATCTTCTAGAGTTTCTACCGGTTTAAAGGTATGTCCTAACTCATCTTTAAATAATGCATAGCTATTACCATATACATCATACTGTAATGCTGTTATATAACCTTTATTGTATAAATCACTAAAATTTAAATTTATATCATTTGTTATAGATTGAGTATATGACTGCTCTGAAGCATAATAAGGAGAGAATGTTTGATCACTACTGTTTATTTTAGGTACTCCGCTTGCAAATCCACTCGATACATTATTTACATCATATCTATAATCATAGATGTATATTAACGGATAATCTATTTGGTTATTAATCGTTACGTTCCCGTATTTGTTAGGATCAGGGAATATATAAATTTTATCGGGCTCGAGTTTAGTATAATCAATACTATACGTAAAATTATTGGCGTTTAATTGAAATATACCCTGACTATCAGTATTAAAAAATAATCCTAAATTTCTGAGTAATATTGCTTCATTAGACTGCACAGCAGCTGTATTTGCTTGCTGTAAATTATTAATATTATTAGAAGGTGTTTCAGCTCTAACTAATATACCTGCTACAGTAGTGTTATTACTAGTATCTATATAGTGTAAATCTGCTCCTAAATATTTCTCAAGTAGCTTCTTTCTATATACAATAATATCATCAGTAGATAACCCACTAATCTCATTATTTTGTAGTAGA